GAGACTGAGGTAACTCAATGTCTGGTATTTTAAGCAACTCGCTCGCATAAACAGCAGGAGAACGTTTTTGAACAACAAGTGTATTGTAAACCTTTATAACTAGCTCACGAAAATAGTCAGGAGTTTGCCCATGCTTAGCGTAGTTACAGGCTTTACACGCTGGGACAGAGTTGTCAATAGTATACGCTTTTATTCTGCCGTCAACTCTGTTTATGCCATTGTAGATGAATGTATCGTGCGCACTTTTAGGCGCAAGCACGTTAGAAGGCGCTTTACCACAATAATAACACGGTTGAGTACTAAGTTCATAAAATTTTTCTTTTGAAAGCTCCTGTCTTAGGTTTTGATTTTTTGCGTTTTGACAAAACGTAGTAAACAGATACTCAAATGCTGTTTTTCTGTTAGCGGGAAGCTGTGTTTTTGCACACTCTCTACAACGATCAATTTTTCCAATTAGCAATTTGTGCCTAGGCACAACAATTTCGTTTCCGCAATCACAACGACAGAACCAGCCAGTCCGACTTCTTTCTAGCACTAATAATTTCCCAAATCTTTGCCCTTTAAGATTCTTTACTGCTGATAACGACTTACGCAGTAAACAGTGGCAACTTCTAGTGTTCCCTGAACGAAGTGCACTGGAAAAGGTAACAATTTCTCTACCACAATCACATCTACAAAGCCACTGAGCATAGGTCCTATGCTTCACTTGTCTGTTTGAAACTCGTCGAAGTACCAATAATTTACCAAATCTTTGCCCTTCGAGATTCGGTGCTCTCGACCTAGTGAATGTTAATTCCCCAGATGCACGTCCGTCTTGCTTGACTAATGTTTTTTCTACTTCGTTCATCCGTCTCCTCCTACGTCGACAGTATATCATAGAACTTTGAGTATTGACTCCAAATTTCAAGTCAATATTCAAAGGTCTGTGCTATACTACTAGCGGAAGGAGGAACTCGAATGACAAAAGAACGAACACTAGCTGAAGAAGCAGAAGCATGGTGGCTAGAAACACACAACAAGCTACCAGCTAGAGACACTAAAGAATGGCATGAAATGTATGAGACGTGGGTGAACTTTGCTTTCGGGCCAGAGATGACCATAGAAGAGCGAAGAAAAACAAAAGGTCAACTATGGAAAAAGAGATAAAGACCAAATTTCGAGTCAATGTTCAAAGGTTTGTGCTATACTAACATCATAGAAGGAACAGATGAGCAAAGCAAAGTTGGATAAATCCTTATTCGTGGCATACGGCAAAAGAACAGACAGGGAGATGTCAAAGTTTTTTGTAAGTATTGAACGCGATATCCTAAACAATTGAGAAAATTATGACTTATATTACTTGCCCGAAGACAGCGCGCTCGATAATGATATCAACGCTAAGTGCTTCAAGATAACAGCCACAGCCAAAGAAGTGCCTAGACCGAAGTAATTATAGGAACCTCCCTCCTTCGTACCACGGCGAAGCCTCCCAATATCTAGCAGGGAGGCTTTTCTATATCATTTTTCGCTATTATAAGTAGAAACTAAAACAGAAAGGCGTCTAAAATGAAGACAAAATATGTATCAGCAAGCTTTGCTACAGTTGGGGCGGTCAATAGCAAGGACATTGATAGCGCACTAAAAACCGCTGTTCGTGAAATTGAGACAAAATTCCCTGTACCGAACGACACTACTAAGGCAAAGGTACTCTTGGTCACTTTGCAAGAAGTTGACAAGACTCGACAGACAGCAAAAAGTAAGAAGTAAGCTAGACCGAGTTACCGCAAAAAGTCAAATTTCGAGTCAATGATTAGGAGTTTGTGCTATACTTACCCCGTAGCAAGGACCTCCACCTTGCTGCTTCATACCTCCATGGGGGGCTTCGTCCTCATGCCACTCCTCGAAGCCCCCCCAACGTCCTTTCTAGCACGCCTTATAGCATATCAAAATCGAACTACCGAGGATTGCTAAGTAGTTGAACTGCTCGAAACACAAAAAGACAGGTCTATAAACCCATCTCTTGTTTGCAAAAATCCTAATTATTTGTTATATTATACCACACTGAAAACTAGTTAACGCTAATATAGATGTTAGTCGGCTGCTGCACCTGAGCTACCAAAAGAAAGGTCCCCCTGCTAAGAACTTTGGGGGACCTTTCGGTTTTTACTTGAGTTTGCGCATTACAAAACCATTTCTCATTCCTTATGCTTCGTTGTGAATCGTTTACGACTACCAATGCTACACAACGTCTCCAACTCGTCTTGCATAGCTGTAAACTCTCGAAAGATTCTTTGAAACTTCTTTACCTTTTCTTTAGGTAAATCCAATATTACATCATACACAGTAGGATTATCGCTAAAATCCTTGAAGTAATAAAACGGATAATACTCGTCCGAATCTATAATGACTTTCATCTTCATCTCCTTAAAATATTATTCGTACCCTTTATAACTCTAATCACACTCAAGACTAGCCTTGGCTCTTCTACGCTCCTCTATGCGTTGTCATTCCCGTTCAGTCTTATTCTTTGCTTCAGTCCAGATTACAAATACTGGACGCATAGAGATGAGCCACCGACATCACGGTCTGAAAGACATATTGTCATTCCATTCCTCTGCCAAAACTTTTGGTCACCTACAACGCCAAATTCCAAACCAATGGGCTGCCCAAACATAATGTCCCTCTGCTGTTGGCAACCTGAACTTCTCTTCGTGTTCTGACTCTTTGTGACGCATGTGTACCTCCTTCGTCGCTATTATAACAGAGGACAAGCTACATTGACTTGCTTTTTGGTATTTTCATCTTTATACCGATAAAGACCAAATTTCGAGTCAATGTCCAAAAGTTTGTGCTATACTCTCGGCGTGAGGAGACGCGCAGATGACCAAAACAAAGAGGACAGTATATGTAGTACAGAGTAAAATGACAGACAAAGAAATGACAGAATTTCTTAAACGTATTGAAGAGGATATCCAAAACTACTGGGATCTCGCTAAACTCTACCCTCGCCTAGACGACACTACTAAATCTGTCAACAAGGACAGTAGATATTTTGAAATAGTGGCTAGAGAAGTACCTCGGCCAAAGTAATTACAGGAACCTCCCTCCTCTGTACCACGGCGAAGCCTCCCAATATTCAACAGGGAGGCTTTTCCATATTGGTTATGTTATTAACTGCGTCAAAGACAAGTTTACGCTAATATAAGTGAGTAAGTTTATGACCAGGAGCCGCGATAACCATAGGGCGGCTCCACTTACTTTTTGCGAAGACTCAAGGTAAGAATTTTAGGAACTCTAGCTTGAAATCTTCTATGCCCCGCTCTTTCACTGCCTCAAGTATAGATTCTTCAATTTCCTTATCACTTTCTCCATCCTTCAAACCATAAAATTCAATATAGAAAATGTCTTCAACAAGTTTAGGATTGTTTTTCCAAAACTTTGCAGCCACTTTTTTGAAAGCATTCACTCTCTGTTTGCCCCCCGAAAAACGATACCACGCAGCTTTGTGAGCAGCTTGAGCCGATTTGTATCCAAAACCCTGAGCATCATCGAGCAATTTCCCAGTACCTTCTTCAACAATTATCCAACGCTTACCACTAGATTCTCTATCATAGTAATCTTCGGGTGACGTGGATTTTGCTGATGTAACGGGCTTCTCAACTATTTTGTATTTGATTTTGGACATTGTGTTCTCCTTCTGTATTTGTTACGGGAACTTCTTGCTTTTGGTTTTCCTCCCCATTATCATCGTCCTCGTCTCCATTTTGTCTTTTACACTCTTCAGCAAGATACGGATAACACTCAGCAATTTTGGTTAGTATTTTTTCCTTCAATGCAAAATACGCTAAAAAATTTCCCACTTTTCCATGCAATTCTTCTAACCGGTCCTCATAGCTTGAACAAGCGTGTCTGAGAAAGTTTACAGCAATCCGGTTCAGAAAAGCTTCGTCATCTGCGGGTTCAGCGTGTTTATCAAATGCTTCTCTCTCTTCCCACAAGCGATTGTAATGTTTGCAAGCAAACTTGTAAAGCTGGTCTTTTGGAAAGCGAGGAATTTTAATTTTGAGCGCTTCTACGTAAGCAAGCAATTCGTCTCGCTTTTTCTCCGCTACCTTGAGAGCGCGTTGCCTATACTTCTCTCTGAGAGGCTGAAAATCAATGAAGGCTTTATTTTTCTCTGCTTCCTCTACCCGCTTGAGCAAATACAATTTCATGCCAGGAGCAGAACGATAAAAAGGATTCATTTTCGTTAGGTCAGGTTCCCCTAATAATGAATGAATGAGCTTGTTACTCCAACCCCTTTGCTTCAACATCGTCAACGTGATATATGACTGTTCTTTTGCGTTAGGGAGGTCTGGCATTGTGTTCTCCTTATTCAAGATGGAGGAAGAACAGAGGCTAATGCGGCTTTGAGTGGCGCTATCTGCTCTTCAAAAGACTTGATTCTGCCATCTATAATAATGAGCGAGATGCCTTTTTCGGCGGCAAGAGCTACCTTTTTTGCGTCAGTTTCTAGTACCTTGTGAAAGCGTTTTTCTCCAAAAATTGGCTCATAATGCAGCGGACCTTCGTACTCAATCCCCATTCGATATTGGGGAATATAAATGTCTAATTCGTAAGGTTTTAGCTGTGTCCTGTCATTTGTTATCAATTCTAAGGTTGGAAAATTGGTGCGAAGCCACTGTTCTATTGCTTTCTCATTTTTACTCCGAGGTCTTAAATACTTGTGAGGAGCAATTTTGTGAAACTCGTCACTGATATAATACGAACCTCGACACTTGGTACTACAAAATCTAGGCTTGTCTTCCCATTTGTTTCCTTGTTTTTTCTGGCTAAAATACTGCATGAACTTTTTCAGTGGCAACAACTTATGACAAAAAGCACATTTTGGCTGCAACTCTTCATATTTCCGTAACGCTTCTTCACGTGCCTTGATGTGTGTATCGTCAAATTGGGGATTAACCTTTTGAAGCTGCTGATTTTGTCGAAGGTGTCTCGACGATGAATACAAAACATGCTGTCCCTCAGATTCAAATTTAGCCTTGTATTGCGCTTGCGTAATGTTGTGAAGTTTTAGATGCGTGTTAGTCAACAAACCCCCAGCAAACACTTTGCCACATATACGACATTGTATAGGCTCGATACCAGCAAACTTCGCTTTAACCTTTTCTTCTTGACGGTCCTTGTTTCTAAAACACGTCTTACAGAGGTCGTTAGATTCAGATGTAGATAAAAACTCCCGACCGCATTTGCTACAAATTTTTACGACTCTGCCTTGTTTTAGTTGATGCAGTTTTGATTGACATTCTAGACAAGCATAAGCTTTTGATGCCCTACTTTCAAACGTTTTGCCGCAGGATTGGCACACTCTCAAGGTTGGTTTTCTCATCCCTATTGCTGCACGCTCACATTCTACAGAGCACGTCCTAGATCGTCTATCGCGGACACCAAAGTCTATAGGCTTATTGCAAACTTTACAGTATTTGATACGTTCAGCAGTTTTCTGTTTTCGCAAAGCATATCCACAAGCACGACTACATGTATTGACCCGCTTTGACTGGTTTGGAGAAAGCGGCTTCCCACAATAAGCACAAGTTCGAGTTTGAGATGTGCTAGTTTTTACCCTTTGCTGTCTTGCCCGATTTAATTGCTCAAGCTTTACCTGTCGTCTAGTGCTTGACCATAACGAATCTTCGCCAAATTGCTCTTTATATTGACTTGGTGTCAAATTATGTTTCTTTAGATGTTTGCCAGTTATTTCACCACTCAAGAACAAAGTATTGCAAATGCGACAGGTAATGCTTTCCTGCCCTTCAAACTTTGCTAGCTTCTTATCTAGCTCTTCTTTTTGCAACCGACTTTTATCGGTAAAACAATCCTGGCACAGCGTTCGAGAGGAGCCTGGCCTTGAAAAAAACATTCTACCACATCTTTCACACTTCTTCGGTGCCCGATCTTTACCAGCTAAATAACGAGCTACGTTTTTGCAATACCGACTGCAATAAATACTTTTCGCTGTTTTCGTCTGGAACTCTTTATGACACTGTGGACAAACTTTTGTTTGCGTTTGTCGTGTGCGTTTGACTTGTAGCAAACATTCTTTAGATCCACAGGTGACAGCTCTGTAACCCATAGTTTCGGGAATTTTTTTATGACATATTTTACAAAATCTTTTTTCCATTTGGAACCTCCTATAGTATATTCTATCTTACAATAATAATAGCGAAAATTGACTTAAAAATTTGAGTGAATAAGGTCACATAACAAGGCACAAAAAAAGAGGCGGTCTTGCGACCGCCTCTGTGCGTGGAAACCCTTGTTGTTGTTATACAGCGCTGAAGTCTGAGGTGGCTTTACCGACGTTCTCAGTAACAAGAATCCGTCCGTAGAAGAACTGGCCATCAAGCAGGGTTGTGCGTCCAAACCTAGTCATAATCATTCTAGATTGCGCATAGGTGGTCGGATTCCAGATAACTGGAGAGAGGGTGGCTGGGATGTATGGAGCGAACACATAGCCAGTTGAGGTAGCGTCCTTGCCCTTGTAACCCATGAGCATAGTGCCCTTCGGTAGACGAGCATCCTTGTAAATCTTGTACTTGGACTGATAGCTACCGACATTGACAATGCCAGCCTCGTTGTCGAGGTCGCCCATTTCAGCGGACTTAAAGCCATTGATGTTTTCGACGATAGCAGAAACATCAGGTGAGCAGACTGCGAAATTGGCTGGACCACGGAGAATACGAGTGAAAATGCCATTAGCCATGTCGTTCATAGCCATGATGAGGGTCTGGTAGTGATCCTGGAGACTGCCACGGAAAGCGGGCATTGAGGTGGTGCCTGTGCCAGACAAACCAGTAACGACGCCAGGGAACCTGCCCCAAGTCTGAACGAGACCGGCGATAGACAGAAGGTCATTGACTACGGTGTAGTCTGTCTCATTCATAAGTTCCTGGGTGAGTAGGTTGGCGAGAATCTCTTCGAGGGACTCACCATGCAGTGCACCTACGTCCTGGTTTGCTTCCAAGCTCCAGGCAGCCTGCAATTTAATGGTCTCGGCTGTGATGGGCTTTGTTTCGTAAGCGACGCTGAGGTTTGCGGGAGCCTGGTTTTCAAGACCCCTGGAAGCAATGATTGGGCATCCAGCAGCATCAATGAAAACTGCGTCGTTGAAAACGCCATTGACTGTGGTAGCATTGGTAACTAGTGTAGTATATGGCACAGGCTGCGCATTAACTGTCATAGTACCGTCAGTCTTGCACAGGAAAGTGAACTTCAGATTAGCGAGAGTGTAGTCAGTTGGGGTAACAGAGCAGACGATTGTGCTGGCTGCTGTAGGTGCGGCGGAGTCGAAAGACACAGTGATGTTGCCTTTTTCAGCCCTGATAGCCCAAGAGGGAACCTGATTACCTAGATAGCTGTTATACGGTGCAGTATTGTAAACTACAATGGTGTCGGTTGCAGTTGAGGCGTCTGCGTTAGTCACAGTGACATTGAAACGGAAAGTGGCTGGGCCAAACCACGCATTGCCTGTAGGATTGGGAGCGATAACGCCACCGCCAGCCGCAGAGGAAGGCAGAAGGGTATTAACTCCAGAGAAGTCATAGACAAGAGAATCTGTACCAGAGGTGACAGCAGACTTTTCCATCCACTGTGATCCCTGATACTCACGGAAATTGATTCTGCGGCCGTCAGTATTACCCTGTGGTTTAAGAATCTGGTCATTAGCGGACGCATTGCCATAGAAATACTTGAGGAAAATAGCAAGACCATGCGGACCTGACATTGGCTGCATACCCACTAGCTCAGGAGCGATAAGTCTTGGGAACACACGTCGAACGACAGGAAGAATGACTTTCTGGAATGTACCTACGTCTGACGTGGTAACAGCTTCCTTCAAGAGTCCTGGAGCTTCCTTCTTGTTCCAAGCATGTTGGTTTTCGAGCAGAATTGCTAGGGCGTCGCGCATCTCATCGGACTTAATTCCCGTGAGCCACTGATTCCACTTTTTGTGTAGTTCGGGTAGATTGTATTGACGATAACTTCCAGCGATAGGCATGTGATGTCCTCCTTCTAGAGTGAATGCCTTACTTTCTCTTCGAGATGCCCGCGAGTTTGAGTAACTCAGGATCAACTGTGGCATCTACCTCGGTACGTCCGAGGGATTCTCGAAGAAGTGCTTCCACCCGATTATCACCGCCCTGGGCTTGTTCAGCCTCTGTAACCACCACGGGCTTAGGAGGAGTTTTAATCCCACCTGTGGCGGAGGATGTTCGGATGATTGTCTGTAGTATATTCTTCGCATCTTCAACATTTTTTGCTTCATTCAATTTCTCTCTTGCAAAATTCCTTATAGTTTCAGGTAAATTTTTAACAAGATTGTCCTTATATTTGTTAAACTTGGCTTCTTGTAACAGCTTGTTTGCTTCTGTCAGTTTGGTCAGAAGTTTTTTGGTTTCTGCGTCTTTTTTCAATTGATACTCTTTGAAATTACGAGCAGATTTAACAAGCTCTTCCTTCGCTTCCTTGATAGCTTTACGTAACGTCTCGGTGCGACGAGGCAACGATGGGTCATTGACATAAGGCAGCAATAGGTTTCCAAGATCAGATAGCAGGTCCGTTTGTACTGCACTCATATCTGATTCAAACAACATTTTTGCTCCACTGAAAGCCTCATGGAGTAGTTGTCCTACTTGTTTCTCCAAACTTTCAGTGACTGAATGTATGAATGCCTGCTTGTCTGATTCTGCCTTCTCCACGGCAAGCTTAATACGTTTAGATGCTGATTCATTGATGGCTTTCATTTCAGAAATAAGTCTAACATTACGTTTTTTGATAGTCTCTATTGCCTCTTTAAGCATGGCATTTTCTTTAGCAGCCTCTTTAGCCACAGCGGTAACATTTTTCAATTTCTCTGATAGCCCCGAAGCTTCGAGCATCAAATCCTTGACCTTTTTCTCTGCGGCAGCTAAGCTAGCCTTGAGCGTAGTCGTGCTGTCTGTTAGCTGAGCATTCTCCTCGGTGAGACGATTCAAACTTTCACGCAAAGGAGCAACTTCCTCTGCTACCATTTTTTGTAAGTCACTTAACGGACTGCCCTGTGGTTCTAGCTCTTGTGCTTCTTTGAGCACAGTCTTTTTTGGGCTTACTTTTTTTTCCGTTGCTCTAGTAGATTTTGCCATATGTAGCTCCTTCAAATATATTCTTTACTTGCTTCGACATCGTGGACTATCACTGACCTAAATCAGTAATTTCTTGTTTCAGTCAAACATTATCTGCCTTATCATTTTTCTAATATCTTTCCTGATATCTTGTTTTGCTTCCTCGGTCGTCTCTTTTATCAACGCACCAGATAACTCTGACCACTCTTTCATAGCACGCACTGTCTGTAGTTTTGATTCAACAACTGAAGGACCAATGACGGCATCAAAAGAGATTATGCGAAAACCGTCAGCCTCTACATAGGAAAATCCATTGGCTCCAGACCGCACGCCACCAAGAGATCGAGAAGACACGCCTATTTGACATTTCTTATTGATAATTTCCTGAAGAATGAGACCCATCGGAGTATCTAAAAGCTCAAGCTTTCCGTAAAATATTTTGCCCTCATTCCACAAGGCTGTGATAAGATGCGATACAGTCTTGGCGTGAATAATAGCTGCCTCTGCCTCAGCACCGTCACCACTGTACCAAGGATGGTCTAATTCACCAAAAAGACCTCGAACTTTACATATCTCTTGTAGTCGTTTGGTTTCTGCCAGCAGTATATCAAACGGATACACACGACGATTAGCATTAGGAGAATCAGCCACCTGAAAGACACCCTGAACAGTCGTAGCGCCTGTCGTCTCGGATGTGCCTACTGAGGCTGCTTCTAGCATAAGTACTTCTCTGAGAACTCCCATTTTATAGACCTCCCTTCGGAGCAGAAGCTAATAATTTCGGGATGGGATCTCTGTCTGTTGTCTTAGGCGGGGACGCTATTTCGGAAGAAGCTTTAATCCCCTCATCCTCTTTGTTATATTCGTGAGTGCTGTTGTCATTCTCTTCGGACTCTTTTTCTTCTTTCTCTGGCGCTACTATTGGCTCTTCAGAGAAGAAAGAAACTAATTGCCTCGCTTGGTCTTTGGTATACGCATCGGGGGATTCTTTTAGCTTGGCCATTAAATTGGCAACCGTATCAGCATACTCTCGCACCTCTACATCGACTTGATACTCAGCTTGTTCTCCTGCTGGAGTAAGTCCGTCATTATTGACATTTTGCGCGGTACTAGTAAGATGTGTTTTGAGTGCATCTAATTTAGTATACAACTCTTGCGCGTCTTTATCTGCGCCAAACTTTCCAGTGGGATCGACAATATCAGCACTTGGGTCTAGTGGATTAGCCACGTAACCTAAAGGCTGTTTGTCAATTTTCTTCATCTCGTCTGTTTCATTAGCTGGAGCTTCTTCTATATTTTCTTCTTCATCACTAGGTTCTATTGGTTTAGACTCAGAAGACTCAGAAGACTCAGAGGACTCAGAAGACTCAGAAGACGCTAAAGTTGACGAAACTTCACCATCAGTTCCTTTTTCTTCCCCGTTAGAAGAGGGCGTATCAAGATTACCCGCGTCCTCATTCCCCGTGTCTACCTTTGGTTCTTGTACATTAGACTGAGAGTCAGAATTAAAATCTGGAGGTGGTATAGACTCGTCGCCAGGTTCTTTGAGTGTCTCTTCGGGCGAAATAGCTGGCTCTGTTGGGGGCTCAGACTCTGGCATTGGTGGCTCTGGTATGACAACACCTTCAGTTGGCTCAGAAACACCTTCGGGCACCTCAAGGTCTCCAAACTCATCTAGTGCTGCTCCTCCAGGAGTTGTTGAGCCTTTTCGAGCGGGAGCTTTGCCTGATGGTGCGGCGTCGGGAAGAGCGGGTGCATCTCCTGTAGGGGTTGTGGATGGTTGTGGTGGTTCTCCCTCTTTTTCTGTGGGTTCTGTTACATAGTCGGGCACGTCAAGATTTTTGAAGTCTGGCTCATCTGCTGTTTGATGGGACGGAGAAGGAGCGGGAGCTTCTGCGTCTGGAGCGTTCTTGGCTTTAGCTGGCTGTGCAGCAAGGTTTGCTGGAGGTTCTGGAACTTCACTGTCTGTAGATAAAGGTGTCTCTTCCATAACGAAGTCCGCGTCTATAAGGTCCTCAGTGTCCAGAGGAAAACCTCCTAATTCCTGTGTAGTGTCTGGTAATGGAGGAGCAGGTAGTTTGGGTGCGGCTTCCTCAATCATATCTTTTGCTTCACCTAACGCGTCCATGAGTTCCCGCTCAAAATTTCGACTAAATGCTTTCTCATCTATTTCTTCTGAATAGTCCTTCTGGGGTTTGGGTGTACTATTTTTAGTTGATAGACGTTGTAGCTTTGTAAATCCTCCTAGGTCACTTTTAGATACCGTGTATTCACCAGAATCAGAGCGTAAAACGAGGATGGTATCCGTCGCTTCTTCTATCCTGTATTCACCAGGGGGAAGCTCCTCTCCAGTCTCAATATCTACGGGAACAGGAAAAGCACCGTCTTCTACAGAAAGACCATCGCCCTTTGATAGCTCATCAGCAGGAGATTCAACCTCTTCAGCATTTTGAATAAGTTCTGAAGCTGTTACTTTATGCTTTTCTCCGTCAGAATCTTGTAGCGTAGCAATGTCAGAGACTATTTCAGAGACTGTGTATTCTCCTGGCAATAATGGAGCACCAGTTTCCGCGTCTTCAAGCTCTCCTTCCTCTATTTGATATTTGTCTCCAACATTCACTCCTATCTGTGGCAGAGGTGGCTTTCCGTCCTTTGATTCTTCCAAGTCGTCTTCTGCTGTCGTTGCACCTTTTAATACAGTTTTCCCATTAAGAGGAATATCATTTTTAGATTCGTTGACTTCTATTGCATCTTCTAAATCTTCTTCTCCATATTCAGAGGCTACATCATCACAAGCACCATCTTCCATTGCTAGCAACTTTGAATAGTACTCAGGGTCTTCGCGCAAATGGTCTAAAGCAATACTTTTAGCCATTTCGCGTTTGGCTTTCTCACTTAAATCAAAATTATTGGCGATGTGTTCCTTATATTCTATCTCAATACCCATGCTTAATTGCTCTTCATCAACACTATTCTCATCAATTCCATCACCAAGCCCACCATCTTTAGGTGGCATTAAAACCGCGTCTGAGCCACCTTCAGCATCTGAAACAACAGTGTCAGCATCAGTATCAAAATCTGACGCCGACCTAAAGTCGTCTTCACTATCAAACTCAGCAGTCTCTGGCTCTGGTATCTCTGTCGCCTCTTCAGCTTTCGCATTCATTTTTTTGAACAAATCTAGCACACGCAGAAGCTCCTGTGTTTCTCTTTCCTCTTGTTCGGCTTCATCTGAAGGTGTCTGTTCATCGTCATCTGCAAACACGTCCTCGTCCTCGCGCTCAAGATATTCTTTTATTATATCAAACTCATCTTCAGTAGAATCAGCTAGTCTGTAGGCAGACTCTTTGGTAGTGCCTGGAATAGGCGGTGCTGTTGCGCCACCTGTATTTGCTGTTGTAGAGGCGCTGGGTTTAGTCGCTTGTGTATTTTTCTGTGCCCCTGCTTCAGTGTTAGCCGCTTGTGTATTTTTCTGTGTCTCTGTTCCGGTGGTAGGTTTGCCAAGAGAAAAAGCAAGATTTAGTTTGGTTTTTCCATCAACGGAAGAAACTGTCGCTAACCCCTTATCTGGGTCTTTGGGTGCATCTACCATAAAAGTAAGTTTTTTGGTTTTAGGATCGACAGCATTAGGCAATGTACCTTTTGCGATGAGATTTGCTACTGTATCATTTGCAATTTCTTTTCCTGCGTCATCGTATACCGCAACCTTTTCTGTGGAATCAAGATTAACAGCCATACCTTTTTTAACTTTGTCAGCTTGGTCGCCCCAGGGCTTGGTATTAGTCTGAGCGGCGGTGTTTGCGTTTGCAGGGGCGGCTTGTGTGACCTCTGCCTCCCCCAATAAATGCCTTATAACTGTCTCTACAATAATAGTTGATAATGCACGAGCCTTCCTCGGCGTCAGGTAAGCGGAGAGTGCATTATTCAAATTCCTGAAATCAAATGCCTCTTGGAATTTCTGCCCTAAGCCGAGGTTTAAAAGCGTGTGCGTGATAAGTCTTGCCTGCTCATAGGTCAAACCAATTTGGTCTTGAAAAAACTTAATGAGCTTGTCTCTAGCTCTCAATCCTAAGAACGGCATTGATTCTACGAGAAGTTTTTTATTTTCCTTAATTGAATATCCAAGATTAGAGAGGTATTCGATAAACAACTCGTTTTCCATAAGTGTGTTAAAAACTCGTTTACGAATTCTCTCTGAAATAGGAAACACTCCTCGAAAAGGTAAACGACTAACGTATATGCGCTCAGTCAACAGGCGATTCAGTTCATTTATGAAGGGTCTTGAATCAGAACCCCTAACAGTAGCCTCTACTATATTTCGGCAAGTAGCTGATGTTCGAGCTTTCATGTCCTCAGCGTCAAAATCTACTCTAGATATAATACTACCCCCAGCGGACTCTCTGTATTCATACAAAGCCCCTGTTTTATGACTTACAAAAGTAGCGGCATCACCGTCATAGGTCAGAACATCATAGGACTCTCCAAACACTTTGCTGTTGGAGCGAATCTTTTCGTCCATTCTGCTAGAGAAAGTGGATTGTATACCGGTAAGTAGACTGCCTTTTTTCATCGAGGTCTCCTTGTCGTGGTCGATCTCAGCCCCGTCCCAAAATATTTTGAAACAGGCTAGGTGCTATATAAACTGAAAACGCCTCCGATAATATATTCTGTGATACAAAACAAATCGCCCCACTCAATTGAGCAGGGCGATTATCTAACTATTTTTTGATACCACAAATAGCATTAATCCTTTAGTAATTCGGACTCTTTCTCTGCTTCTAACCTGCTAGTGACATTAGCAGTTTTGACTTCCTCCGCTTTTATCTCCTTGAGTAGGGTGGGGGGAACAGCTGGTACTTCTGAATTGGTTGACTTGCTGTCATTGGTCTCAGCTTCTTTGATTAAATCTAAGTTTGTTAGGTGTTTGACAATACTCTTGTATGATTCAGTGATGAGTTTAGCTTGCGCAGCGGGACGATCTTTAATTGCACCTAATTTAGCAGTGACAAAGGAATCGAACCATAACTCTCGGTAAGACTCTTTCATTCCCAACGCGCCTATCCTCACAGGAGACCCCGATATAAGCTTGTCCCGCAGCTTGAAAGAGCGTTCGGCAATATGCTTCCAAGTCTCTTTGATAAGCTTGCGTTTAGAACCAAAGAAAGACAGCATAGACTCCTTTGGTACGGTTTCTTCTGCTGGTGCCTCAGCCCCTCCCAGTCCACCAGGAGTAGGAGTCACCTCTTCGCTAGCAGCCTCTCCTCCCGCGCCGCCCAATTCGGGTCCAGTAGCAGACGATTCCGTCTCTCCTGCTCCACCCAACTCTGGTTCTTCTCCAGTTGAGGGCATTTCTCCAAATGGGACTGTTCCCGTTGCAGCTGGACCTCCTCCAGCCGCTCCCGCCTCTGGCGTTTCTCCCGTCATAAGTAGCTCCTTCTCATCTGGAGACAGTCTGAAAATCTTTTCGATGATATACGACCTAGCGCTAGGACCAAAAAGGTTTATAAACCCTTCCGCTATCTCCATTCGTGCTTTGTATCCTTCATACCTAGCAGCCTCCTCAATAAACGAAGCAGTAGTCCACCTAAATGAGATTTTGTATTTCTTAATAAGTGCTTTTGCCTTTTCAAAGTCTTCGTATGAACCAGACCGCATTCCTGTAAACCAAGCCGTCAACTGCATAATTGCTAGCTGTTCCAATCCTTTTGAGATAGCCGCTTGGAACCGGTGTATGATACGCGCAAAATGTACGTCTTGCTGTTGCAATGTTGCGCGATTGGTGTTTTCCTCAAGTGACAAGTATGCTTTTGGTATTCGCAAACCGGTATATAATTTCTGTCTAAAGTACTCTACATCGCCTATGGAACTAAAGTCGTTCGCTCCTTGTAACGTGTCTACCTTTGTTGCTTCTCCACCAGAGGAAACAGGGATCCAGATGTCTTCATCAACAGATACATGTCTAAAGCGTTTATCAATAGATTCAATATCCTTGAACTGTGACATGGTAAAGTCGATTGTATTAGAATTGGGAGAACGTTTCAAGCTGTTTCTGATAAGGTTGACATACTCCATCGCCTTAGAAGTTGGTAATTTTCCTGTATAAATGTAGTATATCCTACGTTCAGGAGCACGTACAATTCGATAAACCCAAATAGCGTCTTCCATCCTTCTGAGTAATTCCCACGTCTGTCTAATAGCTTCTAAGTGACTAGTTCCATAAGGAAAAAACTGTGGTTTGTCTTCGAGCTTGAAATGAATAAGCTCTCCGTCAAACAAAACTAGATAGTCGCTTGGACGAGTAGGAGTAAAATGCTGCATAACTGCGGGCTGCCAAATCATTGATGAGGAAAAGTCTTTAGCAATATAGTTTGGGATGTCTTGGTTAGTAGCATCTGGCATGTAAAAGTAATATGGCAAACCAGTTTTATCATCTATTTTACTGACATTTTGTAAGTCGTATATTGGCTCCACATCAATAATGCCTTTTTCTCCAAATACTGGCTCAACAAACCAATCTCCATATTTAGCTAAATTTCGTACCCAAGACCACGCCATTTCTGAGATATTAAGTGTCTTAAAGAAAAATTGGTTAAGAATGGTAGTCATTGCAGCCACTTCAGCTTCATCTAAATCACTTAGTTCCCCGCCATCCATCTTTTCGATAACTATATCAAAAATTTCATTGTTCATTCCAGTAATACAAGCCTCGTCAGCAATGATGTTGAGTGCCACTGTAATTTCTGGGTGCCACTCTTCGATGAGGTCATATAAGTGGTATCGAATTTTTCTACTGACATTCATTAAATTAAAAATGTAGAATCGCGATCCTGTCAATGCTATGTTTCTACTAGGATCATCAACAAGGTCTCTAGCATTGTAACCCGTTGGAAATGGAGAATCCTTCATCTTGTCAGCACGCCAGAGCTTGGTGCGAGACACTCCTCCAGGCATTACTGGGGAATCAGCCACTAACACTCGTACGTAATTTCCGCTCCACCGCGAAAAGAGTCTATCCATAAATGTAGGTTTGCTATTATCTGCCATAGCTATTAACTCCAGCCTTTCCTGATTCTAGTTAAACTGTAAGCACACACAAACCGCCCCTTGTTATATTCCGTATTCTTTAGGAATTGTCTTTTGGTTTTCCTGAAGGGTTTGCCATGTGTGGTATTCCAAACTGGTCCCATATCTCCTGTTGAGCTTGCAATTCTCTTAGCGCGGGGTTGTCACTATTTGCGGATATGAGCATCTCAGCGGAGTCGCGCATAGCTTTATCCTCTACAATTCTGTTAATTTCATCTCTCAATATCCTTGGAGTTAAAGGACCTTCGGGGGCAATCTCCTGTCCCACACCCCTATAAACTCCTAACAAATGGTCATCACTAGTTGTCTCTTTTCCTATCGCGGTACATAGTATTGCATAAGACATTACTAAGTCGTCATTACATTTTGCTTCTGCTTGAGGTTTACCATTTTTCCATACAAATACTAACAACTCTTCGAGGAATCTTTTGTCATTCAGGATGGGTCGCTTTTCGAGTTCTGGTATTGATAATTGACTAATAAGTCTACTCACATATAACTGTCTGCTTATGCCTGTGGTGGTGTATCCCAACTTGTTTTTCTGTAGACCTTCAAGTAGATTTGGATATCTAAGCTCATCACTGAGACGAATAATCACATCAAGTCCGTATGAATTGCGTTCTATGGCTAATTGTGCGTCTCCATAATAACGACCTAAACAGTATAGCAAGACAGCTAAAATTCGTGTGTTAACTTTGTCTTTGAACGAAGCCACTATAGAACCTTGCGTATCACTGAAATGAAAAGCTGAATAGTCAGCAGCACCACCAGAAGCGACATCAACACCAGCAAATATTTGAGTGTTAGTTAACTTTTCAGCTGGTATGTATAACCTCAGTCCCCTTATTGCGGCTTCAGCAAGTTGCTCGGTCAACAAGAGTCGATTTTCATCTGAACCGAGATCATAATTTTCAAATACCTCTGGCAGATATCTAGCGAAGAGTTGTTCCGTTATGTCTCGCTGATTTGGTAATGCGGGCACCCTGCGGCTATCATTTTCATACCACTTAATTATGTCTGGATTAATGACTTTATCACCAGACGCAGTGAAGTCGCACAAAACTTCCTGTGCAAGCTTGCGGCTATCGTTATTAAATTTCTTTCTCATATTGTCCAGCCAGGTCTGGTCTCTTTCTGGGTGAAGATACCATTGCAATTCTACATATTTGAATGCTGTAGACGCCAGCTTATCTGCCTGAGCAGGGTTGGTCTTTTTCAACCGCTCGTACTCTTTTGCCTTCATACACGTGTCATAGAAAAATCCTTGGGGACCGTTGGGGGTAGATAGGATTATCGCTCGACCACCAGTAGAAATGGTTGGCAGTACTGCAGTATAAATATCCTCTAAACCCGCAATGTGCGCAGCCTCGTCAACCACGAACAGTGATAATGCGTAGGAACGACCAGCATCCGCAGCTTTTGTACTAACTACTATGAATGACCCATTAGGCTGAGCAAAAGTCAATTTCATTTTGTTCCATTCGGCTGGAGCTGGTTTCATCCAACGCGGAGTGTAAGCATAAATAGTCTTAACCTTTTCCAAGAATCCTTTTGCTGTTTCAGCTTTAGTAGCAAGGATAAGAACGGTTTTTTCTTTGTAAAAAATAGTCAACCACGCAGAGAAACCCGCAATAAGCGTTGAGATTCCCATCTGTCGGCTTTTGTTTACAATTACCTCTGGATTATCTCTAATCGTATACAGCAGTTCTTTTTGGAATTCATATAAGCGAAACGGTATTTTCCCTCTTTTAGGGTGTGATATTACTCCGTACTGAGTCAAAAAATATACGGGGTCTTTTTTGCACTTCAAATACTCGGCAAGCTTCTTTTCAGCAGTCCAAGAAGACGTATCAGGAATACCGTCTATCTTGATTGTAGGATAGGCTAGCGCTTCAAGTTTGGTTATCTTCTTAGACGCTGGACGTTTGAGCATTACTTGCTCTCCTCCACTACTGAGCCAGGTCCAATCATAGTAAGAGCACGAATTTCATCGTTAAACTGGATATCGAAGTCTGTAAAATTTGCCCCTCGATATTTCATCGCGTGTATTTTATCCCGAAAACGTTCAATATCTACCCCAAGCACGTTTTGCAAAAACTCATACGAAAACAGTATTTGCACTTTTGCTTTCTTTTCTTCTTTCATGTGCTCGGCTCCGTAATAACGATTCCAACTATCTCTGACTCCTGTACAATATTATATTTCTCTCCTTCAAGCTCTACGTCAATACCAGCTATTTTACCGACAAGAACTTTATCACCCACCTTAACATGAGTAGGTACTAATTCCATGTTGGCGTTGTATCTTCCTGGACCTACTGCTACCACCTCTCCGATAAGCGGCTTCTCTTTTCCCACGACCGCTTGGGGAATAATAATCCCCCCTCTAGTAGTTTCTTCTACGGGTGTGGGTCTCTTGAGTACTACACGGTCATATAAAGGTTGGATAGTTATCATTGGTCGTCCTCCTAAAATTAAGAGTGGTTACTTGAGAACTGTAAATCTTCCCTGGTCAGTCGCAATTTGTTGACATTGCAAGTGTTCCACAATTCTGTAAACCAGCCCTCTTGGTCTACACTAATATCCCCTGTTCTCTCAAAAGCGGGTTGTTGCGCTACTACCGCTCCAGCATTTGTAACGGTAGCCAAGGCTGCTAGAAGTGTGTCTTTAGAAATTTGCCCCGCAGTGTCAAATACCAAAAAGTCAACGCCCTTGTCGTATTGGTTATCTAAATTGCTAGACACGTTTCCGTTTACGAACTGGATACTTGCCTTGTCGGCAATTAATAGGTATTTATTTGACTTGTGTGAATTTGCTTGCGTCCGAGAACCTAATAACATAAGGGCGGCTACCATCCTAAAATACTCTAGTGTCGTTTCGTCGGGGTAAACAAGCAAAGAGTTTTGACCTTGCACACACAGTCTATAAATCGCGTAGGCAACCATAAATGTCGAAAAACCTACTTGTCTATCCGTCACTACAAGAGTTAAAGGAAGTAGACTCTTTTCTATGCTCTTCACAAGCTCTCGCCTTTTCTCCGAAAGTTCTAACTGCGTGGAAGGAATTATAGGAAGCGGTCCGTCCTTAAGCCACATATCAAACGTAAACCACTCTAGAGGCAGTGACGGCAGTGTTTGGAAAGCGTGTCTCAAATTTTCTTCTGTCATGTTTCCTCCTCATCTGTGTCTATATTAATCTCTTTCTTGAGTTCAGGCGGCAAGTCGTTAATATTGAAACCTTCTGCTTCTATACCCTGTGCCTCAGCTACACGCGCAAACATATCTGATGCGCTCTCCTGCGTTGTTTCTAAACTCCTATCAATCATTTCCCACTGCAATTTAATCTCACCCAGTAACTTCATAGCGCTGCTTATTTCTTTGATAATCTTTAGCTGATTTTCGGCGAGCTTTTGTATTACTGCACCAGCCATAAGTCCTAGTTGTGGATCACAGGAGGCAACACTTTGGGAACGTTGCATTACATTAACCATTTGGTGAGCCATCTTTCGCTCTTCTTCTAGTGATGCCAACCATGAATACATCAGCTTGAGAAAGCCCTCTCGTCCTGGCTTATCAAGGGTCTTGACTTCTTCCAAATCTATAGCAAGTGGCTTGAACGTGACAGAAAGATCTAGTGATTGATGAGTAGTCACGGGAGCAACAGCAGTTTGCGGAGGCGGCATAGAGGGAATGACAGCACCACTAGAAGCATTCTGTTCTTGTGCTCTTCTAAGGGTTTCTAAACTTTCCGCCAAGTGTTGAGTCATTACTAAGGCGCTTTGGTTTTCTTCTTTTTTTGTGGCGGCTTCCTTCTTTGCTGACTTTCTTGCCTCTCGCGGTTTTGCTTTCCCCGTTGCTTCTGATTTTTTTACTAACATTTGCTAACTCCTTGCTTGTGCAGACATCCTCTGGTAGTTTAGGTATTATTCCCGACTGTAAATCTTCTAAATATTGTAAACAGTCCTTAGCTTGAAACCCTTGAGAATATAGATATCCTAGCAATCTCTTGATTGTGGGTTTACGGGTGTTTTTAACCTTCTTATGTGAATTTTTAATCTCGGCATCAATAAACGCTAAGATGGCTACACCTATAGGATGCAGCTTAAGAACGTTTATCATAGAATTGATACGTAGTTGTTCTGCGATAGAGTCACTACTAATAAAGCTTGCTGGTACAACTTCGTTGTCAGTATGCACAGCGGAGCCATCGTCTGTGGCAATGAGCTGTTCATTTACCTTTGGGTCATTGTTACTCCGCGTCATAAAATCGTCAAGAGGAATGGTGTAGAATTTGTGTTTTCGCGCACGAGATATGTAGGTGAGAAGGTGGTGCTTGATAATAGTAGTGAGGTAGTTAAACGCTTTGGGTTTTTTACCTTTAAGATGAATATTGAACTTCTCAAAATCACGAACCACTTTTAAGCTTGCTTCCTGAAGCAAATCATCTTCGGACGCAAACTGATAAAAGTGGTTCGTGCGTATAACGCCTTTAGCTATCAGTCTAGCTGATAGAATTATTTCATCGCGTATTTCTGCTTTGCGGGCAGGAGACGTATTTTCGTCAAAAAACTCAAACCACAGCCCCGTGTAGTATTCATCGTCATAGTAGTGACTTTTTTTGAGACCATCATGTCCAGCTATTCTTGGTCCTGTGCGTTTAATCTGATTTTCCGTTTTCGCCATCATCGACCTCTTCTGTGAGGTCGGCCTTTTCTGGCGAGCCTATCAATGGTACAAGTGCCGACATGTTGGCTACGACGGCTGAGCGAAATTCTGCTTCTGTAGCATAGGCATCAGCAAAACCCATGCTCTGAAGCTTCTCAGAAACCTTGAATCCTGCACTAGTCTTTTTAAAGAGTTTTTGCTCTTTCAAAGACAGTAGGGTAGAAGCAAGGGTATCAAACGTTCCCGACTCGTAGAGTAAGTCAAGGTCTGCTCGCTGAAAAGGCGGTGCTGTTTTGCATTTTACCGTCTCGAACCTGACTTTTTGGCCGACTACCTTGTCTCCGTTTTTTATTTTGCCTATCATCTGTACCTTCAAGCGAAAGGAAGCATAATGTTTTACGGCTTCTCCGCCTGGCACGTCATAAGGATCCTGAAAAGGCATCACGCTCATCTTTTGCCGAACCTGGTTCAGGAATAGTATAGACGTTTTACACTGTCCAACAAGACGAGGCAACTGGCGCATTTGCTGTGACAGATACTTCGCTCTTCCGCCACCGTATGCGTCATTGAACACTTCACCAGAAAGAATTGCGTTCTGCTCCGCCGCGAGGGGTGTAGCGGCTACAGTATCTACTATGATGAGACACGGCGTTTGGTCTTTTGCTTTGGCCTGATTGTTCAGGGTTGCGATAAGCAAAGCAAACGTTTGTTCTAACGTGTCTACCTCAGAATAAATGAGGGAACCTAAATCTCCTCCCGTCTGTTTGAACCTCTCAACATCCCAAGAATGTTCTGAGTCGATACTGAACACATAGCCACCTGCTCGCTGAAATGCTACTCCGATATTGTAGGCAAGTGTGGATTTGCCTGAACCGTTCTTACCAAATATTTCACCAAAATTACCTAGGGGTATACCTCCGCCTAGCATTTTGTCAAGCGGGGGCAGTAGAGTAGAAATAAATTGTCTAGGTGGCGGCGCTTCTTCCATTGGTGCAAAATGAGCAAAACCAGGATTTAGTATTTCATTTTTCATAAGAGTGGCAAATAATGTTTTTGCCGACTCGTGTATTGAATTGTACGGAGTTACCATACCTGTTGGGGTTTTCACTTTAGCCATTCCCATTACTGGTCCTTTAGGAGTTTCTGCTTTTGACTTTTCAATGTGCTTAACATCCATCTTTTTGGACAACATCTCAGCCTCCTGTTCTAACTAGTTTGCTCTGTGAGCCAGTCTTTGCCCGCTAATCCAAATCAATCGTCCATCTAACACAGAGAACTGGTGGACTGACATCATACCCTGTCAGCCCACCAGCAACCTCCTTATGAATTACGTGTGAACTAGTCCTCTAGTCCACATAGCGAAACGATTTCCCCGATTAAACGGTGTTACTGCGCTTCCTTGACAGCATTTTTGAGACGAGATAGTGGACGAAAACGGATAGCCTTGCGAGGACCAACATTGACCTGCTCTCCTGTTCGTGGATTCCTGGCGGTGCGAGCCTTTAGCTCCTTGACCGTAAACAGACCAAAGCCAGGTAGCTTCACTTCCTCGCCATTAATAAGCGCTTCTGGTACGATTCCTCCCTGACCAAAAAGGGCGTCCAGATACTTCAGGGCTTCCTTCTTTGTTCCCGCGACTTCCTGTGCCAGTGTTTCTGCCAAATCTAGCTTGTTCATGTGACCTCCTTTGACTTGAGTTTGTTTGTTTGTCCTAAAACCTGCTACAACCAGTTTCCTTTTCTACATATAATAGCGTAAAATGAAAATGTCCACCTAAATCAGGTGGACCATCATAAACTTCAGCATGAAATATCGCTTATATTTTATAGAATTTAGCCTGCTGGTGGCTGCATGATTGCGCAGTAAATTATGATTTTGCTTGATTGAATTCCCGACATTTTGGAAACGTAAATTGGGAACGTAGGAACTACATCACTGTAACCAGCCCAATCACCAACGACACCTCCATTGATGACGCCTGAATTCCACTGTGTCAACTCCGCTGTAGTGGTAGGTGCTATTTTCATGTTGTTTTTTGTCATTAGATTAAGGTAGTAGCTGTTGACTGTAATGGTCCTATTCAGATTATAGGGTTGGGGCGTAAGTATCTGTGTCGGATCAGAGGGATTTTTGAAAGTGACAGTCATTTTGATTTGTCCCAAATCAATAGTGTTAGCAGAATACAAGGTGTTGTTAGCTAATGTAAGTGTATTAGCTGTGTTACTGAGTATCATAACGGAGCCCGCAACCGTGGTCAAGGTAGTCAGTGGTCTATTCGTATAAGCATTAGTTGTCCACAACGGCGACTTAAACAAGTATGCAGTACCAGAAGAGCCTTCTGCACCAGGAGAATCGTGGCTACCAAAATCTACTGAGACGCTTGTGTCTGAGTTTGTCAAAACAGTAAACGCCGTGGGGGTGCTATAATTGGTGCCTGTCAATAAGATAGTCTGATTTGCAAAATAGTCTGGTATCCAAGCTGGCGGAACTGTTGGAGTAAAAGACCACACTGTTCCTGCACCACCTACTTGATCCCAAACGCCAGTGACATCTCCCGCAACTGCGGTGGGCCAAGTTAGACCACCCATAGCAGTAGTAGCCGAAGTAAAGAACAAATTTGGAGATGTGGTTGTAGCATAATTTGATGGCCAGACTACTGGGGCTGGATTGTATCCAAATGTCACAGACACAGGAGAATCAGTAGCAATGTAAATAAAGTTTGGCTGAAGGTACTGGCCATTTTCTATTGCATTCATTACAAGTCCTGTAGAAGGATCGGGGGTAACTAACGGAGTGACAAACTGGGAATCTGCACCCGCAGGAAAGACAGCAGTAGGACTAGTACTAGTCAACGTCCGTTGAAACAACCAGTCTCTTTGGTTTACGAGGTCGCCTTGAATAGAAACAAAAAACTGCCTGATGAGGTCTTTGGTAGCCGAGTATTCTTGCACACGTCCATCGAGAGTTAGTCTATGTTTTTGAAGCTGGTAACAATTATTGGTCTGTATGATTCCCATTTCCCGCTCCCCTATACTTTAGTTTGAAAATTTAGCAAAATACAATGTGCATTGACTTGACGAGATATTTGATGGCAGTACCACTCGCATCGGCAAACACCTTTGGTCTGCCGCAACATCGAGAGTAAGCCCAGAAATAGTATTGGTTTTCCATAAAAGACAACTTGCTACGTCAAACACCATTCCAGAAGGATTTCGTGAACCTGGAGCTACTGAATTAAGAGGAATGCCATAGGCCAACTCTACAAGCACAGGAGAGGAACAACTTAGATAGAAAAAATCGACATCTGTATCACTCGTAGCACCAGAAAAACCAGTGAGATTCTCGTCAAAAATCATATAAGGATTGGCAGATGAGAGAAGAAAATTGAATCCGAACTCTCCCTGATCTGCTATAGCTCCAAAGTCTGACAAAGGAAAGCTATGGAGAGGATTACCATAAGTATCGGTTACACTGAGTGTTGACGACATGCGCAAATACTGACCTCCCTGCAATGCACAGGCTGTGGAATTTGCTAAAGGATAACTCATAACTTACCTCCTAGTTTTGACTTCTAGAGGTATATTCTCAAAGAACAACAAAAAGAAAACCCCCCATTAATCGGGGGGCTGTGTAATTTTACTATGCAAAGAGAATACCGTGCTCAAGTAAAGATTTCTGTCAACTGTAACCAGAAAAATAGCGGAATTGCTCTTTTTTCAAGACTGGCGTCTGTAATGACTATGTTTGTTAGCTTTCCAACGCCATCTTCAGTAAAATGTCGCTCTGCAATTATCTTACCTCGGTTTTTGATATTCACTGCGACTACCTTGGCAAGCGAAGAATAGGAACCTAGTGCTTTAGCGATGTATGTATTTGTGTCTTGGTCATAAAACAAATCTGCCATAATATAAAGAGGCACGAAGCTATTTTCATTGTTTCCATCCACAGGACCATTGACAATGCTAACACACAAAAGGTATTTGTCAATTGTTGCCCAAGCCATATTACCGTCGCGCTCTTTCTGCTTTTGTTGCTCAATCCAATAAATAGAATTCAAACGGGGCGTGTACAGTGCTGTTTCGTTAGGACTGATAATATTGCCCTCAGCATCTGAAGCTATGGACAAGCGCCCAGTCTTTCCATCTCCTTTGGTTGCTGAAGCAATTATCATATCAGATTCAGCAATGTCTTCTGGTATTATGATTTTGAAAGTCAATTTGTTTTCTGCTGCATTCGTCATTTGCTCCTCCTGGGCAATAATGCCGGTTGATGTATTAGTGGTTTAGACCTATATTTTATGCACATTTAGAATATCCGCACTGCAAACAGGTGTCACAAGGTGTTTTAACGAGCGCCCTAAAACCGCACACTGGACAAAGTTCCAGCGTGGTATCAGTAATTTCGGTTTTTGTTGTAGCTGGCAAAATCACAGACGTTTGAGTCTTATCGCTGCTTTCCTTGCTTTCTGCATCGTCTGAATCTTCCGCAGAAAACTTCTTGTCCATAAATAACTCAAGTGCGTATGCCACCGCTTGTGTAAGCCCCTTGATATTTTTTGGATATGGATTGAAAGAGTCTTTGTGAAATACACCGACATCTTCTTTAACAGCATTCAATTCTTCGATAACCCAGCGGCTTGACACACCCATCGCTGAGTCTCTTCGCAACTGCGCTGTCAACAAAATGCCGAGAACCTTGGCTGCCGTTTCATCCTCAACTCGCTTCGTCCTGATAAGTATCTCAACAGGGGTCCCTGTTTTGAGATTGCCTCCAATAGTTACATACGCTCGGTAGTTAGGATAATAGTTGACTGCATATGTAGCACTCCTTAAACATGTGGGGCGTGGAGCAATGAGGTCACGTGAGCTTTTGAATAACTTTTTGAGTAGAGGTCGGTTTTTTGCTCCAGAAATGCGTATTACGTCTTCTCGGCTTCCTTCTCTGTATACTGTAATAGACTTTAATCCCGACTTCCACGCCATCTGATAAATTTTTGAGACATCTTCAACCGTAGCAGAATAGGGTAAATTAATGGTGCTAGATATAGAGGTATCAATGTACCTTTGCATAAGTGCCTGCATTTCAATTCGTTGCTCAGGTAAGATGTCGTGTGCAGACACAAAATAGTCAGGCAAGGTGTCCTTGCCCATCGAAGTCATGTATTCGCGGACAGAGGGAACAAACTCTGTGAAATCTTTCTTACCTTCTGCGAAAAACACAGTTCTGGTGTAAGATGGAGCAAATATGGGTTCGACTCCTGATGAGCCGAGTCCCAGCACTTCAGAACCTGTGCCAACAGGGGCAACCGTCAACAGTGTCACGTTACGTATACCAAACTCCTTCAAATCTTTTTTGAATTGTGTATCGCCAGACTCCTTGATTTCTTCCAAGAGTCTCTGCATGAAAGTTGATTGTATAAACTTGTCATACTGAAAAGCTGGAAATGCGCCGTATTTTTTCGCCTGCTCAATACTCTCTTTGTAAGCTTCGTAAGCTAGTGCAAACATAATGTCCTTGAGAAGCTTCTTGGATTTGGTTGAGCCGTACGCAATACCCAATCGGAAAAACATATCTCCCAGTCCGGTAACACCAAGACCTATACGACGACCTTTTAGCGCCATATCTACCTGTTCCTGATATGCTTGGTGTTTAGTGCTGGCATTGAATGAAACAACCCTATCCAAGCCTCGAACAGCAATATGTATAATCTCGACAAATCTTTCCAAATCAAAAAAAGCTTTTTTACTGAAAGAGTCCCTTACCAACGCGGCTAAATTTATGTGTCCGAGACAACACGCGTCGTGACCTGGAAGAGGTTCCTCAGCACAAGGATTAGTAGAAGCTAGTGGAGCATAGTACTCTCCGTTATGCTCTGCCCTCATCTTGTCCCAAAATAATAGTCCAGGCTCACCAGTGGACCAAGCATTTTTGATAATCTTATCCCAAATAGTCTTTGCTCTAACAGTTTTAGTAACCTTTTCCTTTCCATCTTCTGATTCCCAATGCAGTTCAAACTCTTTGTCCTTCTCTACTGCCTGTAAAAATTTATCAGAGAGAAGAACCGAAATGTTCGCGTGATTTACAGAATACATTGGAGCAATGGCGTCTTTCAAGCCAGACAAGCCAACCTCACCGCGTACATACGACACAACTGCATCATCAATGGCTTCTCTGTCATACTGCTTTACATCGATAAACTTTTCAATGTCAGGATGTTCTACAGAGAGCGTTATCATTTGTGCGCCACGACGCTGGTTCTGCCCAATTGTGCCCGTTGTTTTGCTGATAATATCCATAAATGGGACGGGACCAGTAGAACTATTTGCCGAATTGCCAACTGGTGTTCCCTCTGGTCTTAACAGAGACAAGTCTACACCGGTGCCCCCGCCGCGACTTTGTGTTTTGGCGATATATTTGATTGTGTCAAAGATACTATCTAGATTGTCGTCAGGAGACGGAATAACGTAACAGTTATAAGCAGATGTTTTTTTATTAATACCTATAGAGGCGGCAACACGACCTCCAAAAATATACTCTTTATTCATCATTACCTGCAACAACTGTCCTTCAAGTTGTGTCAAATCCTCTCTCAAAGTCTCTATATAAGCTGCCTGCTCTTCTGCTTCATTTGGGGTACATAGTCCTTTCGACACACGTTTCCACACTTCTTCCATGCTGGTTTCCAAAAGATTGTCTTCAGCGTCTCGATGACAATACTTCGATAGAAAAATGGATGCTGCTTTTCGTGAACCTCCCGTCTCCTGTAAAAGTCGGTGTAGTTGTGGGGGTACTTGCTCCGACTCATTTTGAAGAACAGTTTTAGCTTCTGCAAGCTTCATTAATAGCCTCCGTTAGATTGTTGTTAGATTTGTTTTGAGATTTGTGTTTTCGATATGCTGTCATCAATTGTGCACTCTTTCTTAAATTCAAGCTTTATATGGTATTATTTTAGTTGCTCAAAACTATTTGAACCCGTGGTCACTTATAATAGCGAAAATTGCAAAATAAATGGGCGAGGTTTTTAGCCTCGCCCTTTGTATTGCTTGTTATAGACGTTCCGTAGCTACTTACGACAACGGCTTATCAAGATGAGGAAGTTTTTCAACAACATATTCCTCACCTTCGGCGTGGTTTTTAATTTTGACCACTTTGCCAGCACGCAAGAAAACTACTTCATCTCCACCTATTCGCACTCTGCCAGTTTTACGCTGCTTCATACTAGTCAAGAGCGGTGCCAGTCTGTTCTCGTTAAGAAGTCTAGCGTCAAGCAACGCTAACTCAGTCAGGGCCGTCTCCGCCTTAGCTCGTGAAGTGTAGACATAAGGCACATGATAAATACCAGAGTGAATAACATAAAGGGTCTTCATTGCAATCTCCTCTCACTGTGTCTCGGCAACACCGTGTTGCCTCGATTAAGGACAGCATAACACAGCTTTCGAGACATTGACTCGATTTTTGCTAATAACAAAATGGGCGAGGTTTTTAGCCTCGCCCTATATCCAAATTATGTTATGCCTCCGAAATTAGAATTTCCGTCTTTTGGCTAAAATACTAGACTTGTGAAGCTTAACTGGTCTTGCTATTGTTCCAGCGTTACCTTTGGAGCCCTTGAACGAAGCGGTTTTGAGAAGAGTTCGCTTTTTTGCCTCTAGGACGCGGAGACGATGTTCATGTAGCCGTTGTGCCCGACGGATTCGGAGAAGGTTCTCTCTAAGAGAAGGTCCTCTTTCTTCCCTCGGCTCTGTTCGCCACTCATTCTCTTCCTCTTCTTCCTCGTCGGGTTCTGTCTTCCACTCGTTCTCTTCATCTTCTTTCCTGCGAGCTTCGAGTAGCTGACGCCTGCGAGCCTCAGCTAGCCGACGCCTGCGAGCTTCGTGAAGACGCTGACGAGCTTCCCACAACTCGTCCTCTTCCTCGTCTGTACGAGAATCCCTAGAAAGTCGCCGTCTGTACTCCCTTGCCAACTCACGCATCCTGCTCTCTTTCAGTCGTCTGATACGCATTGCTCTTGCTTCTTCTAATGTTGCCATACCTTCTTCCTCCTTATCATCTACAGTGTCCATTTCCTCTTCAGTGCTAGCTTCTTCCTCTTCTGACGAGAGGTCGAGATCAAATTCGGCTTCGCCTCTCTCAAGCTCAATGTAGGCTTTTATTGCGTCAGCGGCGGTCCTTAAAAGCCTAATCTCTTCACTTTCTTGTTCTAGCTCATCAACTTCTTCTGAAGAAGGCTCATCGTCAGTATCCTCAACAGATACCACTTCCTCATCACCCTCTTCAGCGCCTTCAGTCATCGACTCTTCGCCGTCTTCAGTTACTAGCTCTTCATCCTCTGAAGAAATCTCCTTTTCGCCCTCGGTCCCGTCCTCGATCTCAACATCCTCTTCTGGAAGAGACTCTTCCTCGTCCTTGTCCTCTTCTTTAACTAGCTCGCTAGTCTCGTGAGCAAGAAGCTCCTCTATGCCAGCAAGAATAGCCTCGGCTTTTGCTATTTCTTCCTTCTCTTCTTCCTTCTCTTCTTCCTGCTCTTCTTCCATCTCTTCTTCTTTTTCACTTGCTTCATCAGAAGGAGGGATTTCAGTATCCATATCAACACCTTCAAGATTGTTCTTGTCAGCGACTATAGGGGACATGCTATCTACAGCATTTCCGTCTACCACACTATCGGCAGTCTTATGATCGTCCTCTGGCTCCGTCGCTTCCATCAGTTTGGCAACGATGCTTTTCTTTGTGTTTTTCTTTGCCTTCTTTTTGTTACATTCACAAGTCATTTTTGTGCCCTCCTCGTCCACTAATTCGAGTCCTTTCGCTTCCAAAAAAGTTTGGAAGGCTAAGTTATCTTTTGCCTCTTTGAGATAATCGGGAAGGTCACTAAGATAAATCTTTTTGCGACCGCCGAATTTATGCTTGTTTTCTGACATTTGCGTTTCTCCTTTGATTGACAAATACCTGTCTCACGATATATATTCTCTCCGAACTAGAAAATTAGTCTAGATTTTTTGGCGCGGGTGGAGCGGCGTCCGAACTTGATACTCTAGTTTCGTTGTGCTGTTTAGCCTTTTCGCTTGAACTGTTTTTGGAATATCCATCACGAAACCAGCCCTCTCCAACAAATTGAATTCCGATTGAGTGCCCTTGAGGCCAGACTCGTTTGCTTTCCCCTATCGCTCCACACTTTGGGCATTTGAGCGTCAAGGTATCATCTCTTTCGGCTATACTTTTCATAGCTGTAAAATGCGAAAAGCATTTTTGGCAAAGAAATGTATACGTGGGCATCGTGAATTACCTCCTATTTTGGTGGGGCTTGCGCTCCAGTATCCCACCCCAAAAGCATAGAAGACTGAAGCACCTTTGCAAGAGTCTTAGCATCCTTAATAGTCGGAATAGTAACTAAAAGTGCTTGCGCATACACTTTAAGAAATAGAAGTAGAACAGTTTTTGGGCTGTTCTCATTAGACACAGCATCGTGGGCTGCGGAGTTGAATAATCTGTCACCTGTCTTGGAATCACGTAGCCACTTACTGGCTTTTTGAAGTCTACCGTCTTTCATCCCTGCACGATCCAAACTGACAAAAATGTCTTTGTAAGCTTTTCTAAAATCTTTTCCATATTGCTGTAAATCAAATGGCTGAGAGACGTTTTTACCAGATGTTTTCTTCATGGTGGCTAGCTTCTGGAAATCTATGTATTTCAGAGCTTCGTCAATGAGGACGTTTTTGTTTTGGTTGTTTTTCTCCGTCCCTTCACCTTGTACTAGATTTTGTTTTACAGCAGCTTGTTTATAGGCATCCCATACTTTGACCCAGCCTAGCAAAAATTTTGGATTTCCAGAAGATTGCTGTTTAGGTATCTTAGGAGGGCCGTCTGGAAAACTTTTAGCAAACAACTCCTCAATGTCGTTCATAAGTGTATCTTCCGCCTTTTTCCAGTCTGCCTCGGAGACTTGTGAAGAAGTGTCAGTCTCAGAAGTGGCAGTCTCATCTGCTTCCCTAAATATACTTTTGCTTTCTTTTTGAGGAGCAGTTGATGCTTGCGCCCCCGTAGAGAGAGCAGCCTGTTCAGATTCTTCTGTCTGTGCGTTTTCCTGTTTTTCTGATTCAGGCATTCCTGCGCCTTGTGCCTGTGAAGCGAGTGAGGCTAGGGCTTTTGCTCCTTCAGAGGTGCCATTAAAAGTATATGGCTTAAACTCAACGCCTTGACCTTTTCCGAGCATTTGTCCTAAAAAATCGTCACTATCTTCTCCCTTGACATCGGCGACGTGTGGTACTCTCAAATACAGGTAAATGTTGCCAGAAGGCTCTCCCTCCTCACCGTTAAACAGGGCTAAATCGTCAAGACAAACTATAGCCCGTGCCCAATCATTTGTTGTTGTAGTTCCCTCCGTTTTAGTGACGCTAGGAAAGAATCTGTAAGCCATAATGGGCAACACGTCATGTGTGTTAATGTCAGTACTGTCATTGACAAGTTGTTTTGCTGTTGAACCGTCCAAATATGTATAGTCTATCCAAAATACGGGGGTTTGCCTGTTTTTGGGAGGCTGACTATTAAACTCAATTTGTGTGGCATTATTAAAAAATTTTTTGCTAATTCCCTTCCAACTTTCGTCTTCTTGTTTCTCAGCCGCTTCTTTGCTCTGACCACTATAAGCTAGAAACTCCTCAGCGGACATTAACTCAGCTTCATTAAGTCGTTTACCTCGGAGTTCATTAGCAAAAAATATAACGGAGTAATCGTCTCGGAAAGTCAGTCTAAATGCTCTTTCTTCATCCAATTGTTTTTTTGCTCTATTTTTCCACGGCACTATCCACAAGGAAAACGTAGATGAAAAGACTTGTGGCACTGCTAATACGCCATTCTGGAACACATAGAAATTCGTAGTTTCAGCTACAAAGCGGAGTTTATGTCTAGCAAAAGAACTTTCTCTCAACGAGTATGCTTCACCATAATACTGCCCTAGGTCTTTACGCAAAGCACGAAGAATTTTTGTGGTTTTGGGACCAAAGTTGCCTAAGACATCCTGTAACACAATTTCTCGTCGCTCAGGATTTCCTGTAAATGCTGCCACGTCAGCCACTCTAGGAAACTCTGCTATATCAGACGGACGATTTGGAAAAACTATAACACTACTAGTTTCGGTAACAAGTTGTTCTTTGTCTTCGTTGTCTGAATATGTGTACGTACCCGTAGCAAACTCAAACTTCGCTTCTGGTGACGTATCACCATACGCATCACGAGGCATGTCTAGGGGCATTGCATAAATAGCGAAACCAGTCACTTTTTCCAATTCTCCTAGTGGTTTGACTGGACGTTGAGTATCCTCAACTGGTATTTCTGATACTCCTATTGTTTTCATTGGGGATTCACCAAAACCGTCTATTATACTAGACATCAGAGTCATAAACACAGACACAGAAGCTTTGGGATTGCTAGTTTTAGTAACTTGCCCAAATTTAGAATTGCGTATTTTATCTGAGAGCGCTTTTGGTATTCGGTCTTCTAACGTGTTATCAATAGTTTTGACGTAAAAAGCGGGAGCGCTCTCCTCACCTTCAAATGAGGCAAAACCGAGAGTGGTAGCATAGAAAGCGATGTGGTTAAACGAGTCATCAAGAACTTCTATAACTAGAATACTAGGGGTTTTGGTGATAGGTTCATTCATTGTGTCTACAAGACTTTCCAAAAATTCTTTTGCCGCTTTTGGGTCAGTATGAAGAAAGTAATCCCAGCCCTCGTTGATATTGGCTCCTGTTTCAGCCACAAAAGTATGCAGCACTTCCGCCAAATCTTTAGAAGTGTGTTCCTTGCCGTACAAGGACACAAAGTATTCATTAAGAGATTCAAAAACTCCGATAAACTTAGCTCGGATGACATGATATTTTTTTGTATAATCGATTTGCGTTTCTGTTGTCATCTCGACATGCTCCTCAGTTTGGAGTCCCAAAGATTTTAGCGTGCTCATCGTCCGGTAGTGGACTATCACTGACTTAAGCCAGTGATTTCCTGCTTCAGCGACGTGGCTTGCTCAAACCTTATTAGGGAGTGAGTAGAGGTCAAATCTCCACAGGCGTTGATTCGGGATATCCCATCCCTATTTTGAGTCAGTTCTGGAAAGACTTTCAGTACTTCACCTAACAGATTTAGCGCAGCATTGATATCTCTGTCGTGGTGAGCATGGCATTTTGGGCAGATCCATTCACGTATCTTGAGATCTTTAACAAGCGAGTTTTGATAACCGCAACAATGGCAAAGTTGCGAGCTAGGGTAGAATCTGTCAGAATAAACAATGTAAGTTCCATACCAATCAGCCTTATATCCAATTTTATGAATGAGTCCACCAAAAGCCGCTAGTGCAAAAGCTCTACCTAGTCCTCTATGTGTGATTTCCTTGCCCGTTTTCTTGCTTTTCTTGCTTTTCTTGCCAGTCTTTCTGCGCCGCATAAGATTCAGCACTGCTAACGTCTCAAGCCCAATCGCTTGGTTCTCACGAACGAGCTTGAGAGACAGTTTATGCTGAAAGTCTTCTCTGCGATTCTTAAGTTTTTCATAAGCCTTTGCTAATTTGATTCGTGCTTTGGCTCTGTTTTTACTACCTTTGACCCGATGGTGCAACTCCCTGTTAGCCTTCCTGATTTTCTTATCTGCCCTATACAACGACTCAGGCAAGTTGATTTTCTCACCCGTGCTTAGCGTAGCAAATGTATGCAACCCTAAATCAATGCCTACAGCAGTGTTACGTTCAGGGAGTTTGGTTGTCTCTGGAGCATCACACAACACAGACGCAAAGTATTTACCAGTTGGCATTCTTTTGATTGTTACTGATTTGATATGTCCCTCAATAGGTCTGTGAATTCTAGCTTTTACTAGACCCAATGTCGGAAGATTGATTGCGTTGTCAAGTACCTTAATATATCGTGCGCACGTGCTATATGACTGTTTATTGTCTCTCTTGGTTTTGTAGGTAGGAAATCCAACAGCCTTACCTTTTTTACCCTCCTTGAGTCGCCTGAAGAAATTAGCATAGGCTTGCGTGAGATGTATAATTGAGTACTGAGAAGCGCTGCGTTCTGTCTCTTTAAGCCATGAATATTCTTGTTTAAGTGTCGTGAGTGCCTTGCTGATTTGACACCAAGTTAATCCTTTGCCTGTTTCTTTATAGGCATTTTGTCTAAGGTCCAATGCCCAGTTATACACGTATCGAGCAACACCAAAAGCCTTTTTAATCGAGACTTCTTGCTCAGGCGTCGGATAAATTCGGTATGAAAAACCCTTGAGTGGCATACTTGTATATTCTCCAACTAAAACCGTTTACACTACCTCTTAATTCTTTAGTTTGAGGTTCCAAAAATTTTTGTGTGTTCGTCCTCTGGTAACTGCTCATTTGTTTTTAGATTTGTGTAGGCGTCCGCAAGCGCTTTGCAAACAGTAACAGCTAGCTGCTTTGCCTTCCACAGAAGCTGCTTGTAGTGAGCATGGTTAATTTTTAGCATTCTGTAATTGACGCGACTATCATGCAAAATTACCATCACTTCGATAAGTTCCAACAATGTCTTGGCACCTTCTTCACCATTAGCGAGAAGCGCGCCTCTTATTACGGAGTCTTCCTTAATAAACTTAGCTACGGCAAGCATTTCGCCCAGATAATGATTAACGTTGTCTAGCTTAAACATAGCTTTGTCATCAGCCATCATTTGTAGAACGTCTGGCCAATGTAACGCTATCTGTAACACACTAGCGATATCGTCAGACAGAAAACTTATTTTCTCAATCCAAGCCTTAGTAGCTTGAGACAACTCGCTTTCCGTAAATAGTCTAAACTGTGTTCTTGTTTTATTCTCTAATCTTGTGTGGACATTACGGTCTTGCTCTACTAATGGTAGCGTAATTCCTCGCGGTAAGCCAAAAAAAGCATTTACAGCATTAAGCATCTTTTCATAACAATCTGAGGTAAATTCCAAACCCTCTCTGTTTGCAGCCTCTTTGAGGTGGTTGAACTTGGGGAGCGTTTGAGGAGAAACGCCACTATTAATGCACTCTCGTAAGATGGAGTTAAGAGCACGAGTAACAGCGAGCGACTCTTTTTTGATGGCTAGCTGTGACTTTTTCTTCACGGGTTTATTAAGTGCAGCGCGAACAGCATTGTACATTTGTCTAGCTAAATTGCCCTTTACTGCGCAACCTCTACTGAACGCTACAAAGTCGCCGTCTTTGGCATATTTTCTTAAATCTGAAGCATGAACGCCCCTAGCAAGCTCCCCAACATTTACTATTTCAAAATCTCTCAGTCCCACTTGTTTCGCCCAATCATACATTCTGTTATAGTGTCCTTCTCTATTCTCACCTACTACGAAATAAACGATCTTGAATCCTTCTTGCGCCAACTGTGTCAGCATGTCAAAGGGATGTTTAACTGACCTAACTAGTCCAGTATCTAGACTTTTGAATGTTTTGTTCCTAACTATTTCTACCCCTTCAGGTGCCACTGCTGAGATGTATCTGTACTTATCTCTTTCGGATAAAGGATTTGTCTTTGGGTCTTGGGACTGTGATAAATATACTCTCCCAGTTGCATCTAGCGCTTTCGCTATTTCTGCGACTTTGTTTATTATCGCTAGATGCCCAAGAGTGGGAGGATTCATCCTACCAAACGTAACAACGGCGGTGTCGTGATATTGTGGTTTCATTGGATTCACCAGCAGTAGCAAATGAGACTTTCGGACAAGTCTTCTGGAAGGTCTATCTGCGTTGAGGAATATGATACATTTCTCATAACTAGATATCGCTAATTTTCGGACAGCTCACAGTGATCCTTGTCCGTGCGCCTGTAACTCTTATTGCACTTAGTGTTGACTGGCGGACAGGACTCATCGGGTTGCGTCAACTCTTTTTTAACATGGTCTGGTAACTTTTCTAAAGCAACACCAAAAGCACTGAACGGAGTGTCTTCTGGTACTGTTAGAGCCGTGGGTAGTTGGTCACAGTCAACTTGTTGTCTGACGAACCTGGTAACGTCCTTTGGCTGTAATTTTACAGATTTAGTGTTAGGTAGAGGAGGATGCTCTTGTCGCTTTGCAGCCACCCAAGCTTGCTGTCCTGCAAACTCCTTCAATTCCTCAGAAGTAAACAAGTCATTTGATTCCGTCACACTTGCTTTTGCTGTTTTTGGGTACTTTCTTTTCGATGTAACACCAAGAGACTTCTGATATGTACCAACGTTGGCTGTAGTAATTGCTCCTGCGCTGCCAGACGGTGTTCCACTAGCTACAGCACCTCCTGCTACAGCACCCCCTGCCCCACCATCTTCTTCAACAAGACCATAAGGTTTTCTCGTTTTGTTGATTGACATAGCATTGGGGGAAAAGTTGCAAACAAGCTTACCGTTTTTCCACGTCACTGACACAACCTGAGCACCAGTTTTCACATCGACTAACAGCAAGGTGTCCTGATTAAAACTTCCCACAACTAAATTGCGTGGAAACTTATTCCGTACAGGAGCCTTGCTAGAAACTATTTTATCAGCAGTTAAAGTGTATGTTATTCCGTCTAATGTTAAACTGATACTATCAGCAGTCTTGTCAACTCCTGTTAGCCAATGTTTCCCAAAAAGCTCTTTCAAATCTGCTGTTTCCTGGCGGTAGTTATACTTGCGTTTAGACATTGGACCTGATGGTACTTTCTTCTTAGCCTCATCAAGTATTTCTCTGCCCCCGCCTACACCGTAATCAGCAAGATTAATGGTCTCAAATGCTTCGGGTAGTGGTTTGTCGGGAATATCCTTCTCGTCGTAAAAAGGCACATCATCGGGTTCTACGGACATAATTGACTTTTTGGTTTTGTCCAAAAAAGCGAGAAGAGCTTCTTTGCTCTTGAACTTGAGCTTTTTCATATCCTTGCCCGACCCTTGCCACACGTCGATCTGATATTTTTCGTGACTAGTATCTGTCGCGTCAATCCACTTGTAAAACTGTCTGCTGGGAAACTCAAACGAATATGAAGGATTGTGCCTATCATCTTCGTACCACACTTCAATGTATAGGTCATTTTTAGTTTTCTTAGTCTCGTAGTACAAGCGCTTTTTCGGCTGAGGAATAGTTGCAATCCTGTAACTATACTCAGGATGGCGCGCCAAATCCTTAACTATGCGATCTTTGCAGCTAGAACAGACATTTAATACGTCTGTGTCCATGCCTTCTCCTCCAGAATAGTCGATGAATATTCTGTATTTAGCTCCACCACCTGGACAGGAGGGAGAATCGGGGTAGAGATCACAACGATTCTTATCATGATCTTCGAGAAAGTTGAATGCTGCTTCTTCGATTACTTCCTCCCGATTTTCAGTCACTATTTCTTCTTCATCGTCGTCACTAATCTTTTCTAATTCCCACTTGAACACCGCGAAATATTCTCCATTGTCCCAGTCAACAAAGACCATTTTGTGCACGGGGTCACTATAAATGGAGCGTCCTGAAATACCATGACCTTTAACCACTGTACCTTTTTCAAAGTCGCCTATTTTCATATCAACTGCGAAGGGTTGACCAACAAACATTACTCGGTCGCCTTCTCTAAAATTAGAAGACTTTTTGCCAGCATCAAATCGTTCGCCAATCATTCCAGAACCTGACTGGTCAGACATTCCAGGGGAATAAGGACGCTCATTTAGTTTTTTCTTGAGCGGCTTTATTGTCCAGTGCCGCATCTCAGATTCATCAAACTCTTGTTGAATCCATTTGATTGCTGCATCTTCAGCCTGTTCTGGCGTCATGTCTCTGAGTATTATGTCGTCCAGAGGCTCAGCTTCACCATCCATAGCACCTCGACCGTAAACCACCACTTTCCAATCTTGAGGTGCGTTTCTGTCTGATTCCATCTTACTCTCCTCTTGCAGATTGTTTCTAACTTCAGCGCTGACCCACTCTTTGTCTTTTTTGCTATATTTAATAGTGCCCGAACCCTTCGGACCAAGACTAGCGATACAAATGGCCCAAGGATTTTTTGCTTTACCTAGCTTTTTGATTTTTTCAATACAATTGGTAAGCTGTTTCGGCATAGGAAATCTCCCCAACGTATATTCTTTTGTCTAAGAAGAGATTGGGAGAGGGGGCGCCGCGCATTCAATAAAACATTCTTTATTCAATGTTACTTTGAATGTTACTGACTATTGAATAGAGTTATTAAATACATTAAACACGAAGTGTTAGCCACAACACATCGGATTGTATAGCGAAAAAACG